TGCAGCTGCACAACATTTATAAACAACGAAGTCGCAATCAATTAATAGTTTCATAGGTTAGTGGACCTCAGCCCACGATGCACCTGATTTTGCGTCAGCAGCTATGGGGATTCTAAGGTTGTAGTATTCGCCGCTTTCAATAGCGGAAAGAACAAGAATAGATTTGAGATCATCAACATGTTCTGGGTGGGATTCATACTGAAGCTCGTCATGAATAAAAGCGAGCTGATGGCAGCGTAAACCCATTTCTTTTGTGTGGTCATGGGTGATTTGTAACCAACGTTTTGCAATAACTCCAGCTGAACACTGAAGTAAATAGTTAAGAGCTTTGTGAGTACTGTCTACATAGATTTTTCTTCCATCGACAGCCATGATCGTGCCTGTAGCAGACCGCTTCTTAACAGCCTGTAGTAGCTCTGAAAGTCCATCAATGGCTTCGATGAACGCGGCTCGTACTTGTTTTCCTTTAGCTCTTGCCTTATTTGGTGATAGTTGTTTATCGACTGAGAGTCCGATTTTTGCATCTCCTGCTCCATATAAGAAGGCATAGGTAACTGTCTTTACAGCTCGTCTACTTATGCCAATTTTGTCTGCGTTAACTTGATGGATGTCTCCATTAAGGAGGATGTCTGCATAGCGACCACCGTCGTATCGAGCGAGGTAGTGAGCAAGCATCCTGAGTTCAATGCCAGCAAGGTCAGCCCCGACCATAACCATTCGTGGCGAGGCGGTAAATAGTTCTCTAAATCTTTCATCTGCTGGTACTTGGGCTAAATTTGGTTTTCTATGAGCACATCTAAATGTGTTAGTTGAAACTGAACAGTTGTGGTGTATTCGACTAGATGTCGTACATAGCCTCTGCCATGCGTTCACGCCTTCTGATATCATTCCCAATGCTTTCTTTAGTTCCAAGCATCGGAGAAAGTTCAGAGCTATATCCGTCCCAATCTCCTTTAAGACTATCTCGTCTAATACGGGCTTCCCGTTCGAGCTTATTGATGACGGCTTCCAGCCATGATGTGTTGTCAGTACCCATGCAATATGGTCTCTTGATGTGGGGTTAAGTTCTTTGAGTCGTTGTATCTCGCATCCTTCTACATAGCCGAGTGTCCTGTTATCTCGTTTAGGAGTGAACAACGTTCCTGCAACGTAAGTGTGCTGTCCTCGAAGTAATCGAGTAAGCTCTTCCATCTCTGTTCGGAGAGATGATTCAAGTTCGTAACTCTTTGGTTCATCAAAGTACCATCCATGATGTTCTTGTTCTGTAAGTATTTGTGCGACCTGATGTTCGAGTGTTACGAAATCAGGTAGCGGTGGAAGTGGTCGCATAATTTCTTAGTAACTTCAACGTCTTGAGCACAATAATCTTCCATCTCTTGACTCCATTCGCCCCAGTCGGATGTTTTTCCGAAATCTCCTTTGTATTCGGAGAGCCTATACCCGTAACTTTCCAAACTATGTCTCCCATAGAGTTGAAGTGGCATGTGTCGCCACGTATGCTTTCTATCTATGTCAAGGATATTTGGGTGGTATAGACGTGATAAAAGAAGAGTGTCAACAATACGACAAGTGGGAGTGAAATAGTGATATAGTTTGCTAATACACGGGATGTCAAAACCAATAATGTTATGACCAACAATCGTGTCAGCAACAAGTAATCTACTAATACCCTCAGTGATGGAATATTTATTGTTCTTTTCATCGTTGTAAGTTTCAATTTCATCAGTTGTAGAATCGTATATCGCTATGCAGTGAATACGTGTTACATCGTTCAGTAGACCATTTGTTTCTAGGTCAAAGACGAGTGTCATTTCTTCTTCTGCCACGTATATGTTTTATCTTTAAACTGAGCTTTTTCTTTTGCCTCCTCAGTAGGTGGCGTTGGTTTATTTAAGTGTGTGTACCATGGGTGTTCATATTCACTTTCTTCAAAAATCCGTGGTCTCGCTGGTTCCACGTAGAAAGGATGGTTCCGTAGTTTCATTCTCACTAAATCTGCAGTTGGATAAGTCATAGTTAAGTTCTGAGGCAACGCCACATTCTCCGCTGTATCTATTTTTTAGAATTCTTAGGGTTGTATGGCTATCGCTATCTTGTTGATTTCGTTCTAATCCCAATAAATTGTCGCTAATTTGGCTTATGCTCCCAGATCCGCGAAGCTGTCCCAAAGTTACGCGCGCTCCCTCTTCATGATTTTTATCTTGCTGAGTACGTCTAAGGTGACTTACTAAGAAGAGGTGTATTCCAGTACGTTCTACAAGAGACCTTAAGTCGGTCATAGTCTTGTCTATCATACGTCTTTCATCATTTATCCCATCAAGTCCACTTAATAATATGGATAAGTGGTCAAGGAAAATAACACGACACTCCAATCCACAGGCGAGATACTCGATGCGTGAATAAATGATTTGAGGATCAAAGCTCCCGAACCCATCATAAAGATAAAGATTCCAGTTACCAATAGTGGATCTATATATATCTTCGAGTTCTTTTTTGTCATAGCCTCCAAGATGTAATGGTTTGCCTGCAGCTGTAGACATAAGACCTAAAGCTGTTCTTCTATTTGATTCTTCCAGAGCCAGATAGCCGACTTGCTCCCCTTTTTCGAGTAGGTGAGTTGCAAGTTGACGGCAAAAGGAACTCTTTCCTGCGCCTGTTCCTGCAGTAATCGTAGTAAGCTCGCCGTATCTAATTCCGTGTGTTTTTCTTTGTAGTCCTTTGAAGGGATACTCATGATTGCATGGTGGTTCGGGTGTGGTGACAAGCTCTAAGAGACTCTTACCATCGACTATCCCGTCTGGTTGGTATGGCTTAGCATCCCATATAGCTCGCCTTATGGCTTCTGAGTCATTCGCTTGTAAAGCTTCTGAAGCGTCTTTATAGGTGTCCAGCCTTGCGATTTTAACCTTCCCAGGTGGTAGTACTGATGCAGCATCCTCGCTTGCTTTTCTTCCAGCCTCATCATTGTCAAAGAAGAGGACAATTTCTTGATAGCCTTGGAAAAGGGGTATTTGTTTTTGAATATCTTTCTTAGCACTTGCAGCTCCATGTGGTAGTGATACGTGTGGCCAGCCAGTCATAGCCTCCCAGCCACTAGCAGCATCTAGCTCCCCTTCAAAAACAATGATCCGTTTACCGCTACTAGGAAATAAATGCTGACCAAATAGAGTATCGGTAGTAATCCCTTCATAATAAAAATCCTTTTGTTTGGTCTTTACTTTTGCTCCCTGAAGTATTCCGTCGCTTGTGTGATAATAGTGGCGTAGAAGTTCTCCGTCTCGGAAGATCTTATATTTTTGACACGTCTGTTCTGATAAACCTCTTCGTTGCAGCCGTACGGCAGATCCTTTAAGTTGTACATTAGTAGACATTTGATGAGTGTGTGTATTTTCCTCATTCCCAGAGGTACGGGTGTGGCATACAAAGCAATGCGTATGACCGTCAGAGTACAAAGCATTTGCATCTGACGATCCGCAATTAGGACAAGGTGTATGCCTAACAAATTCGCTCTCTATATGAGCCATTCCATTGGTATGTTGTGCCAAGATGTCCACGGAATTTCTAATTTCTCGCACCACTTAGCGTAAGTAGTTTTAGATTTCTTAGAGATAGTATTGAATGGTGCTTGAAAGACCATTCGAATATCTAAGTCTGGGTTCTGTTGCTTAACCGCCTTCATTTTACGGCGGCTATCACTGTCAAAATATCCCTTAGTTTCTAGGTATATTCCGTTCGGTAATAGGAAGTCAGGCGTATAATTGTGCATGATCTGGTATGGAACCTTAGTCGGCTCATACTCATAATCAATTCCTAACTCACATAGAAGATCAGATACCTTCTCTTCAAGTTGTGACTTGAACATTAGAAGTCATCTTCTACCGACGCTGGTGTACCAGCTGCCTCGACGTTAGGTTCTCCAGCCTTAAAGCCAGATGTCTTGCCGAATAGCTCAGCTACTCCAGCTTGATCTAAGTCTCCTGTATCAATACCAGCTCCACCTTGAATGGTTACGAGCTGTACTCCACAGAGCTTCAAAGACGTACCATATGAGATACCATCTCGTAGTAGGTAAGGCTTTTGAATGAAGCCTAGCTTGACAGTAGACCCTGCATAGACAGGAGT